AATCGAAGTCGAACCGCCACCAGCGATAACTTTCTCTGCTAATTTTTGAATATCTAATAATTGTCGTTGATACTCCGCTAGATTACCGGTATTGAACCCAATCTTGCTCGCCGCCTCCAGATTTTGCCTTACTCCCACAAGCAGGTTGTTGACCTCGGCGATTACGCTCTTGGCTTTGTCGTATGAACGGGTCATCTCGCTTTGGCTCATCTTCTCGTTCATCTGCTTGGTAAGGGCTTCATTCTCGGCAGCCATCTTACGGTTTGCCTCTTTCTGCTTTTCCATACCGCGCCCTATGCCTTGACCTAACCTATTGGCAAATCTGGTGTTGAATGTCTCTAATTTTTCATTCAACCCCGTCATAGCGGTGGAGATAGCTTTAATCTCATTCGCAAATTGCCCAAGATTGCCTGATTTTATAGTAGTATTGAAGCTACCAAGGCTATTGCGCAACTCGCCCAAGACTCTATATAGGCTAAGGAATGGTTTGCTCAGTTGGTCGCCACCTTCCGGGAATGCCTTTTTCAACATCGTGTGTATGGTGTTGATTGATTCCTGAGCTTTGGTTACACTATTTTTATCAAGAATATTCACAGGTTGGATTTTCTTTAACGCTTCTTCCAAACCTGAAATATTCACGTTGTTCGCCTTTAGGTGGAATGTGAGATTGTTTAACTCACCCTGCATCTTCCTTACGAGACCCTGAATGTTGTGCTGGGCATCCTCGTAGAACTTTACATAAAAACTTAATGCGTTATTGTTTGCCATTTCCGTTATCGTTTTTTTGGTTGTTCTCGCCCTTGCCGCCAAGGAACGACTCTAAATTGACTTTACGCGTTTTCTTGCGTGCGAGCCACTTCTCGTAATCAGCCCTAATCTTTTCAGGGTCGCTCTTGAAACCGGGGTCTCCGGGCTTGCCTTTGTCTCGCTTTTTGTAGGCGACAAACGGAGCATCGGCGGTCATAAGCTCTATTTGCGCCTTTGTGTGCCCCCACTGATATTCCCACATCTGGACTCTTATAAGACCGAGCAGGAAATACCTCGGGGCTGTCAGCCATTGTCGCTTTTCTGAGGCTGCGAAGGCTGCTCCATACTGAGTTCTCGAAGGATACGTTCGGCTTCCCTCGTCCTCATCATCATCAGTGTATCCTTTGCCTCGGTCAGTGACATGATAGTCACGCAAAACTGCTGCAGCGGTACTTTTTTTTTACCTACTTCCAGCACTTCTCGTAAATCCTCATCGTCATACTGCCTTACATAATAAAACCATCGCCACAAAAACCAGTATTTGAATTTTAGGCGCCAGTAGCCGTCAAGTAGATATATCGCCGAGGCTTTGCATGATAGCTTGCTGGACTGCTCTATATCGGCGAGTAATTCGTCAACCGATGGGGTGTCACTCTTTGTGGTGCCATTGAGTAACAGCTTGGATAACTTGGCTATCTGACCATTCTTTGCCCATCGCATTTTGTATTTTTTCTTGCGGATGTGGACTAATGTGGCGCTGTTGTCTCGCAAGGAGACGTATTCTTTCTGTTGCTCTATTTCGGGTTGCCTGATTTCAGGCTCTTTTGATTTTTTTGCCATATATCTTTAATGTTAAAGGGGTGGTGGATTTGTCGGCCACCACCCCTTGATGTTGTGTGTTGCTTATTGTATTTGTCTCGCGTAGTCTGGCCATGCGGCCTTGTATGTGTCGGCATACCCTGTCGGAACTTGGATTGTTACTTCTGAGTCAAAAACATTTGTCCCAATGACTGGTGGAGATGTTGAATTAATCTGAATTATGCAATCTCTGCCATCTGGCATTGATGTGAACGCTCCATTACCAATGGACTTTAATGCACTGTCAAATATGATGTTTTGGACAGAGCTTATTCCCATAAACGCATAATCCCCAACAGTTTTTACCCCACTAAACCGCATATCTCTGCTCTGCTTTATGTAACTGAAAGCATACGCTCCAATGTCTGTAATTCCCGAGATGTTTTGAATAGTGCCGAAACTCTCTTCAAACATACTGACTGGAATAACCGATGTCGGGAGATATATCGTGAGTGTGACCTCATCGTGAGGTTCGTAACCGTCCAGATACCACCCCGGCTCTGCGTCATCATTGTAACTCAATGAGATGGGGGTGTCTCCAATGCACACAAGATACTCTTCTTCGCCTTTATATACCAACTCGTGATTAGAGGCGATTTCGTTGTATGTCGTCACATAGTGACTGGTCTTGATTTTGCCGCCTGTTTTACACCCCCTATAGGTGTAAGCTATAGGGGGTTAGTTGCCTGAGACCTCTTCATTGAGGATAGCGAGAGACTCAGGATCGGCAGCCGAGGCGACGGTACCGGTCAGATTAACAACAAATGGGGTGTCCTCACCGTTAAACTCTGGCGATGCAAGCAACTTAGCTTTCTTAATGAACAAAGCGGCGTCCTCGGTGTCGTTTACAATGAGCAAGCCAAGGTTCACTGCCTTCTGAGGCCATCCGAAGCCCTTACCAGAGAGTTTCTTAGTGCCCTCAGCACCAGCGGGGATGTTGCTTACCGCAACAGTGGTGCTACTTGATGCAATACCGTAAACAAGGTTCAATACTGCATCGTCATAGGTGGGGACTTGCAGGGTGAGCTCTACATCACCAGGGGTGATATGCGAGGTCCAAGGAGCGGTAAGACCATGCACACGGAACTGTGAAGTCGAAGGACTACCACCATTGATGTTCACACCACCACTCTCCGATACGGGGAGCTCTACAGCATTACTAAGGTCGTAAACTCCGCCGGTGCCTTCAAAGCCACCTGCTACAGCATAGAGCGCGCTGATACCATCGAACACGTTCTCTTGCATTTGGGTTTTTTTCTTTATAGCCATAATTTATATTCCTTTTTATAAGTTTGTTATTGAATTGATTCTTGTTCTAATTGTGAATGTTATTGTTGTGAGTTGGAAACCATACTCATCGGCACCTCTGAACAACACCGTTGGGTTGACACACTCGCACACATCGTCTTTGTATGGAAAACTCTCATAAACTTTGCGCACTAGTGTGGTCTGTTTGTCTATATTGGGGGTTCCGTCGCTCTTGGCGCGGAAAAATAGGTATATCACTCCCTGGGTGCGGTAACGGAAATCATCGTTGCCGACAAAGGGGCGACGCACTGCGACGGGGAAATCCACAACGGCAAAGGATTCTATCTTGGGGGCTTCTTTGGGACGGTCCATAAGATAGGTCTTTATGCTACATGCCTTGAGCATCTTTGCGATGCTCCCGAACATCTGATATGTCGCTGTAGTGTTCGCCATCGTTTATTTGATTACATTGCCTGTGTTAATCTGTATCCATTGTACTGTTCTTAAATAGCCTGTCGTTGTTTCTACCCATTCGGCATAATCTGCCGTATAAGCAACAACTATCTGGAAAACAGCTTTTTTGTCAGGTCTAAAATTATGAATATACTCTTGTGCGTCTTGAATACCGGTCTTCCCATTCGTGACTTTTGCCGGCTCATAGTATGAGCTGGGTTCTGTCTTTGAATAGTCAAGACCTAATTTACCTCTTGTCAGTGAGAAATAGTATTTTTTGGGGGCTGTCATCTTCCACCCGAATGGTGCTTCTACTCCATGCTGGTTAGGAATGGTGTAATAAACTAATTGCCCGTTTCTGTATAATGCCACAACTATTGAGTTGAGAAGGTTACCAGTGAAATCGTGAGCGTTTGGGTTGTTTAAACGAAAACCTATTGCTTGCTCTATTATCTCATTGCAATGGCTTTTTAATCTTTCTTCTAACTCGTCGTATTTGGCTTTAGCAAAGTTCTCTAAAGCCACTTTCATTATACTTGCGTTACTCTCTGACATATTCCCAAAGTAGATGTGTGCCTAAATTGCCAGGCATCTTGTCTTTTACTATGCCATACTCACAGTGCGAACTCTTGCACACTTTGATGGTGTCGCCCTCTAAGGGTATCGGTCGCCCCTCACCCCAATCCTGCTGCCGCATAGGCAACGAGAGCTTGCGAACCGAGTAAATAACCTCACCTTTCTGATTGGTGGTGTGGTTGTCAAAACTGCGGCACTTGCCCTCGTAAATCACACATTCGCTCTCGGTATCGACCATCGGGTCGTCACTGTGCTGCGGACGGGTAATTTTGCAGTAATGGGGAAATCTGGGGTTGTCGATATATTCTACCATCTCGTTATGTTGTTTCTGGTGTGACGTATGTTACGGATGCCTCCAACACGCATTCCCCAAGTGTTGCCGTTCACTGTGGGAAGGTCGTATTTCTTGAAAATCTCGTCAGCCAGGCGCAAGAGGGTGCGGAGTTGGGTGGCTGTATAAACCTCGCCGCCTCCGCTCTGGCTCCAGTCTCCGTCGCTCTCACTCCATTTCGCTGTGGTAGCGGGACCTGTGGCAATCCACACATAGGTCCAGGCTGTAGCCAACTCTCTCTGTCGCTCGGTGAGCTCGTCAATAAACACGTCCGCGTCTTGTGGAATGCCTGACTTGATGAAGATTGACTGCAAAGTGGATTCGGGGATTTGGATTCCCCTAATCTCACCCTGCAAGAAATCTTTTATGGTGCTGTCGGTGCCCATGAGTTGTCTCCTAATTCACTTTATTGGATAGTTCTGATTTGAACTCGTGCGTAGTCGCGCAGGTTGCGGAATACAGGACCGGCATAGAGCTCAAACTCCACAGTGTTGTGGATGGGATTCTCGTGCCAGGTGCTCAATACAGCAATGCGGTCCTCAACAAGTGAGTACATAGTGCTCTCCGAAATGCCTCCGTAACGCTGACGGTCTACCCAAATGCTGTTTGTGCATTTGATGTCAAACATCTTGTCGTTGGCGTTGAAAGCAACCATATAATATGGGTTGAACGCGGGGGCATCCTCTACAGGACGGCCATCTTCCTCATGAACCGACTTAAAGTCGATGGGGAGGAACATCCACACACCACGGTCGTGCAAGAATGCGGCAACCTCACGACGGGTGGGAATGAAATTGGCAGCGGTGGTGGAGTTCAGACCGGGACGCCATGCGATATAAGCGTTAAGCACGGCGGGATGCTCTAAAATAGCGTCAAGGGTATCGGTGTTCACCATCCAGGCGTTTACGTTACGGCCTTGGCCTGATGTGAGGGCACGCTGCATGGCGAGGATGTCTTGGATAACCTTGGCATTACCGTTGGCGGTACCGTCGGCGTTAAACCACATGGGGTTTGTCTGGAAGAACTGATTCTGGTCGAAATCGAAGGTGAAGTCGTACTTCACACCGTCAACCGATGCCTCGTGAATCTCGCTAGTAGAGGCGAGCTCCATACACATGTGGGTGAGCTCGTTGTGGATACCACCAAGGATAGCGGTGGAGTTGGTGAGCAGTGAGTCATAGATGAGGTCCTGCATTGGGCGACCGGTGTTGTTGCGGGCGTCACGGAGCAGGAACATATCGTCCTCGCTCATGGTGTAACCGTGGCCCATCTTGGGGGTTGAGCCGGTGTAGAACTTCCAGCCTGAAGTGTTGCGCATTGGTTTCAGACCATGGGTCGAAAGCAATGATGCACGTGCCATGATGGGGGTTGTCTTGTGGCCTTGCGACCAAATCTTACTGTCGCTTGGGGTGTCCCAATCAGCGAGCATACGCCACTGTGCTTGGGCTGAATTGATGCTGTTGTACTTGCGGTTCGCCTCGTTTACGATGACACTGAAATTGTCACGGTCTACATAACGGCGAAGGTCGTACATGTTATAAATGTCTTTGCTTCTTGTGCTTGGCATAATATACTCCTTTCTTATTTACGGTTAGAGAATGTGAGTTTGTGACCATTCGCCTGTACAGCGGCCTTGAGGGCGTCGTTGTAAGGGGGCATACGGCGTTCAAGTAATGGACGGTCGTTGCCAATCATTCCGTCGCCGTCTACCGAGATGGCGTCCTCGCTGCGCACCACGTCGTATGGGGTGATGGCGTTGGGGATGTGACGGATAATCTTGCCTGTGGGGTCAAGGTTTACAAGGATGTCACCAGCCTTCAAACCGGTAATGGCGGCACTGAGGGTGATGTTCACGCCGTCAATGGCGGTGATGGTGGCTGTGTTTGGCACATTGTCGGTGAGGGTCTCAGGCAGGACGCCGATGGTGTCGCCCACCTTGAATGCAGTATTGCCAAAACCAATGTCAGCCAATGTTACTTTTGTACCATTCACACTATTAACCTTTGCGGTGATAATGGGAATGATTTCACGGGTCTGCTCGTCGCAGAACACGGGGGTTCCGCAAGGAAGCACATTCCCGGGTGCGGGGAGGTTATCAAGGTTGTAGTTGAAACCACCTACAAGCAGTTGGGGATGTCCCTCAAAAACAACGAGAGCGCCACCGAACTTGCCGTGCTGGCCTTTGATAACCTGATTGAATGTTCCTGTGTAATTAATCATTTCTTTTCGGTGTTTAAATTGTTAATACTTTCCTTTTTCCCTACATCATCTTGCCACGCAAAGCCTCGGCGTCTTTCGCCTGCTGGTCTGCGATGTCCTGCTGGCGCTTGAGAAAATTCTGAAACTCTGTATTGGAATCTGAACCGCTAGTGCCACCGGCAAATGGCTGGGGACCGTTGGCGTACAAATCTTTATACAAGGTCTCATAGTTGGTTTTCGCCTCGCGCAACAGGTCGCTGTACTCGCTCTTGCCGTCAATCTTTATGTCGCGTAACGAGAGCTCTATGACTTTGCTCTTGTCGGCGCCAAGGTCTTCAAGGTCGCGCGTGAGGCGACTCTTGATGTCGGCGACGGTCTCGGCGGTGCGTCGTGCGTTATAGCTGTCGATGAATGTATTGAAACTGTCGGTGAGCTTACCAATGGCTCCTTCTTTACCTGTGAGGCTCTCTAGCATCGCGGTCATCTTCTGGTCAATGATGGCGTTGATGTCGTCGTGATTGCCTTTCTTGGTGGCTGGGTCGGGGTCTTTGGGGTCGGGCTTCGTCATCTGTGCCTTCACAGCTGCAACCGCGTCTTTCACGGCTTGCTCTTTCTCGGTCTCGAAACGTGCCTTCTCACTCTTGATGCCTTCGGCGATGTCGTGACGGCTCTGACCTATAAAGGACTTGAGCATCGCAACTGGTATCGCGTATGTTTCCTCGGTGATTTTGTCATCATCGGCAAACATGGGCAACAGTGGCTCGACGATAGTCTCAATGCTGCGACGGGAAATCGCATTAAAATCGGGTTCTCCGATGCGCTCTTTTAGAGCGTTGATAAGGGATTCTTTCTCCATTTGTATTTTCCTTTTTAGTTTGTGTAATAGACGGTATCTCCGTCTTCATTCCTTTTTTATCGCCACAAAGATAAAACAATAAACAAGAAAAAACAACAAAAATTAAAGAAAAAATAGGTCTTTATTTGACATATTGGCTGTTTTAATCATTTTTGTAGCATATTATTGAGTGTTTATTTGTATATTTGCAAGATAAAAAGGAATTTCAAGGAATGGGATTTTACGATACTACAACTAATGGATTACCGATAGTGCCTTTTTCTGAGGTCCAGAAACAAAGGCAACTATTTATGAGTGGACAAAGCCACGATTATATAGCGCAGGAGGGCGGCCAGGTGAACTCACTTCGGGCCGACGCCGACATCGTTATCTCGGGAGGAAACCGTGGTGGCGGTAAGGCAAACTCTTACATGACGGATGTTATCACACCGAACGGCCCGGTAAAAATGGGGCAACTGAAGGTGGGGGACAAAATCTGTACTCCTTATGATGGGATACAAACCGTCGAACGTATCTTTGAACACGAGAAACAAACAACCTATACGTTCCATTTCGACGATGGCTCTACGTCTACGGTACTGCCCGACCACAGGTTTGTGGCGCGGTTTGGAGAGGGACAGCCTTTTAAGGTTATGGAGGCTTCGGAAATTATGAGCCGATACCGCATCGACATGGAATATCCTAATAGCCTCAAACGCACTGATAAGTTCGGCGAACTGATATATCCTAGGGTGCTGTGTGAGTTCCCTATGCCGGGGGTGGTGGAGATGCACGAGGAGGTGGGTATTGACGATTTGCCACTACATCCTTATATATTGGGGCTTATAACTGCCAGGGGACAACTGTCGATGACTTCTTATGGCGCTGAAATATGCCACTTTAATCCGGTATCTAAGACTAGGGCGTTTAAACTGGGCTTCGTGTGGCGATACACTAAGAATGGAAGGAATATCCTGTTTGGCTACACCCGCGAGCAAAAGGAGATAATATCCAGGCACAAGCCGTCGGGAATGGTCCCGAAATGGAGAATACCTATGCAGTATATGACGGCAAGCGCCGAGGCTCGATGGGAATATGTGCGTGGGGTATGCGATGTTGGGTGTAATTTCTATAAGGATGAGCCTACTTTTGTACTCCGCAACGAGGGGTATATTAAGGACTTGTGCTGGATGTTGCGCTCGCTGGGTATCAAATGCCGTGTCGAGAGGCATGAGACTAATGATAACTGGCGCCTGAGAATTAAAGCCCCCAACAACAAGATGCTTTTCTATGCTCCCGACCGACAGGAGAGGGTGGCGTGGAACGCTTATGTTCCTGACTCATCATTGAACCCCGAGTGTTTCACTAAAAGGGTGCTGTTTATAACAAGGTCCAGCAGGAAACAACGATGCCGGTGTATTCAGGTAAGTGGTAAGGACCACCTTTATCTGACCGATGCTTTTACGGTGAACCATAACACGGTGATGCTGCTGATGAACCCTATGTATAATATTAATAACCCTTATTTCGACGGGGTTATTCTGCGTAAGGAGAAGGATGACTTGGCAAATATTATTCGTGAGAGTAACAATATCTACAAAGAGAAAGGTGTCTACAACCGCTCGTCACAACTGATGCAGTGGAATTTCTACTCGGGAGCGCAAATTAAATTCACCTATTACACGGGAATTTATGAGGATTTCTGTGACCGCTTTCAGGGACGCCAGTACGCATATATCGGGGTGGATGAGATTACGCAAATGGAGTGGGAGAAGTTTAAGTATCTGATTACGACCAACCGTAATGGCGCTCACATTCGTAACAGGTTCCTGGGTACTTGTAACCCTGACCCGGACTCGTGGGTGCGTACTTTTATAGACTGGTGGATTGGTGAGGATGGATACCCCATCCCTGAACGTAATGGCGTCGTGAGGTACTGCTTTATGGGCGGGGATTCACCCGAGGAGATAACATGGGGGGCTACTCGCATGGAGGTATATCGCAAAATCAAGGATAAAATCGACGACCTTGTATCGCCTAATGACCCGGATTCGCCTGAGAATATGTATGTGAAATCGGTGGTGTTTGTACGTGCTGAACTTGACGATAATGTGGCTCTGCTGAACTCTAGCCCTGAATATAAGTCTAACCTGGCGCAACAGTCCGATGAACAAAGGGAACGGGACTTTAAAGGTAACTGGAACTATAAGGCGGCTGGTGATGAGCTGGTGAAGGTCTCGCACATGGAGAATTGTTTCCGCAACCCTGCAATGCTCGGCGATAATGTGAGACGTATGTCTATCGACGTGGCTTTTGAGGGTGGCGACTCGGCTGTTATGTGGCTGTGGATCGGATGGCATGTGGCAGATATTTATGTCTGCAAACTGGACTCTAAGATGCTTCTTAACGCCATTAACGCTAAAAAGGATGAGTGGCATGTGCTGGAGGAGAATATCGTCTATGACTTGCAGGGTGTGGGACAATACCTGAAAGGATTCTTGAAAAAGGCGGTGCCTTTTAATAACCAGGAAGCGGTGGATGATAAGTTTAAGGGTATGTATGACACGAAGAAATCGCAATGCGCTTTTACTTTAGCCGATAAATTCATTCAAGGAGAGATTTCTTTTGAACCGTCTATCTTGCACCGTAAGTTCTCGGGAAAGAACTACTCGCGCCTTGAACTGAGGGAAATTCTTATACAGGAACGTAAGATGCTTCGAGCCGATGAGTCGAAATCCGATAAGGGAAAGTGCCTTATGCGTAAGGAAATCGTAAAGAAGGCTTCTATATTGGGGCGCTCTCCCGACTTTATGGAGGCGCTGTTGATGAGAATGATTTTTGAGATAAAGAAAAGGAAAGTGGAAGTGCCGGCGTTCCTAAAAAGGGGACGGGGCGTTAGAATAAGAACTTTTTAATTTAAATTTTATACAAAAGGGATGGCAACGACAACTAAAAAGAGAATGATGCTGGCTAAGAAACCTTTTACAAGGGTTATGCCGGTGGGACATGGTAAGCACGGCGAGACGCGAAGAAACAACGAGGTGCCTACGCCGAGCGACGAACTGGTGAGGCTCATTGTTACGCAGGAGGATTTCTTGCGTGAACTGGACCCTTACGCTCACCTTATCTATGATAGGGAATACTACCCCGACATCTGGAGAAAAAACCCCGATGACGGGAATTGGTACATCGAGGAGGTGCCAAGATACGCTTTCGCTTTTCAACGTATCATATTAACGAAACACTTGACGCACCTGTGTGGCAACGACATCGTGTTTGAACTGGCTGACTACTACGACGACCCCGATATGGTGGCGGTGCTGGATAGTGTGCGCCGTGGCTGGAATAAGAAGAATATGGAGGAGGCTTGGTATCAACTGGCTCGCTCGGTGAAGGCTACAGGTGATGGGGCTATCGTGGGGTTCCTTGATAATGGGGAGTTTGGATGGAGAGCTCTGTCTTTCCTTAACGGAGATACACTATATCCGCATTACAGCCGCCGCACAGGTAAGATGGAGGTGTTTGTACGTAAGTATAACGACATCGACGAAAATGGCGATACGGCGCAGTTTGTGGACGCATGGGATGAGATGTATTACTATCGTCTGCGTAGCCTTAACTCAAACGACAAGCGGGGTATCGACAATGCTAACGCCAGTGGTACTACGTTCTTGGACAACTACGACATCACGGGATGGGAAGTTGAACTTATGGAACGGCATGGATTCCGTAAAATCCCTGTCGCTTATCATCGTGACGATAACGGGCCTTGCTGGACGTTCTCACAGGAGAATATCGACAACTATGAGATGGCTTTCTCACGGCTGGCTCAGTCTAACCATGATTTCGGACTGCCTATCGCTTATGTGAAAGGTGAGGGCGCGGCTGAACTGACTAACGCCGATATGTCCTACGCATCTAAGGTGTTCGTGCTCCCTGAAAACGGTGAGGCTGGATTTCTTAACAGGCAGGACGCATCCAACGCATATAAAGCCGAGCTGGAAATCCTTGAGGACAATATCTACCGACAATCGTTCGCGGTGCGTACTCCTGAACTGAAATCGGGTGACACGCCGGGTGTGGCTATCAAGATGCTATACTCCGACGCCTACGAGAACGCTATCAATGACTCGCAGATGTATCACCACGCTATCGGTGAACTCTATGAGATGTTTGTGTGGGGATATGGTATCGAGACTAAGAAACGTCTTGATTTCACCAATACCGACATCACTTATTATATAGCGCCTTATTTCCATGTAAACGAGACTGAACGCGCTAACATCTTGGCTCTAGCGGTGCAGAATAAGTTCTGCTCTCGACAAACGGCAGCAGAGAAATTTACTCTGTCTACTCCACAGGAGAGTAACCGTCTTGAACGTGAGAAACGCCACGAACAGGAACTTGAACTTATGCTTGAGGAACAACGTCTTGATATTCAACAGGAGAACCAAGTCGAAACACAAGAACAACTGGCGAATATTAATGCCGAGCAGCAAATCGCCG